GCAGAAAAAATAGTAAGACGACACTATACAGAAGAAGATGTAGAGAAAGCTTATTATCTTCAAAATAAATTTGAAAATGTTTCAACGATTGCAAAAGATAGTTGTTTCCATTTTCATTATCTTGGAACAAAAGAAAAAAGAAACTACGACAATGAAGTTGTTGGAGTTGAAGAAAATGTACCAATAGAAAAACATTTTGACTTTCGTTTAAATGGGGACATTGATACTGAAAGCAATTATTCTTCTAATAGTAATAATAATTATGCTTTTGCTTTGTTTAGAGATGAAATCAATGCACAGGAAGATTGTAATGCTGATATCTTAATTGAACAAGCGAATAAAGATGACAACCCACACAAAAGAAAGTTTGTTGAGAACAACGAAAAATATTTGGGATTAAGTGGTGGAAGAAATATGGAAACAACAAAAGGGTGCTTTTGTAATGGCTCATACAAAATGGATTGAAAGCATTTTGAAACAGATGAAAGAAATCAAACTTGGGCTTAAAGGTTATAAATGGCTAGATGAGGGCATTGAATTAGCAAATGAACTCGGACTAGATGTTAAAGACCATGAGATAATCAGAACTAACTCTAGTGGCTTGGTAATTTACAATCCTAAAAATCTTGCAGAAAGAATTAAGGGAATGAAAAATACTGAAAAAACTAGAGAACAAAAGATAGCAGAAAGAGTTGCATATATGCAACAACAACAAAAAAATGTGGATAACCTAAATTAATTTGTTGAAATCGGATATGGGATATATTATATATATCCCATAACCAAAAAGGTTATAGAAAGCGAGAACAAATGATAAATAATAAACCTTTCATTATCACTTACTATTCAGCAAGTGATAAGAAAACAATAACAAGAAATGCATTATGGACAGATAAATGCAGATATTGGATAAGTAAGTCAGGCAGAATGTTAATGACTTATTTTGATATAGACGCAGATGGATACAGAACTGCGTCAGATAGTTGGAGTATCAAATTATGAGTGATAAAAAATATCTTGTAATTGAACAGCACAAGTTTTCAACTTTCAACGATAGTTGGACAATTAAGTTTGCAGATGTAGATGAAGATACTGCATTTAAAAAATTAGTTGCATTGAGAACTTTGAACGAGGACAAAGACAAAATTTACTACATTGTTAATATGGAATATCTTTGGACAAAAGAAGATGAGCCATTAGTATTAACTGATGAGGTAAAAGATAATCAGGAAGAATTACCTTTCTGATTTTCTCGCTAGGACTTGGCGGTGATACTAGTGCAATCGCCAAGTCCTTTAAAATCCCATAAGGGTATGCATAAACTGCATTGCAATTCTTGCATAGTGTGTACCGATAGAGGTACCACAACATATTGATTTTTTCGCTTGAAAATTTGGGCGGGCCCACCCTAAACCAGACAAGGGGTCCCAAAGTCATACATATATGTAAGATTTAGACTCTTATAGACTAACTTTTAAAAGTGGGTTATAAAAAAATATTATAAAAAAATTTTATGGAAAATTTTTCAGGATTGACTCCAGAAGAAAAAGCACGACTTTTGGATTTAGAAAAGAGTGTAGAATTAGATAAAGCCAAGCCAATAATCAAAAAAGACTTTTTGAGTTTTGTTAAATACGTTTGGCCTGAGTTTATTGAAGGTTCTCACCACAAAAAAATTAATAAAAAATTTAATGACCTCGCACAGGGGAAAATTAAACGTCTAATCATCAACATGCCTCCAAGACATACAAAGTCGGAGTTTGCCTCATACTTACTCCCGGCATGGATGGTTGGCCTCGATCCCCGGTTAAAGATCATTCAAGCAACACACACGGCAGATCTAGCTGTCGACTTCGGTCGTAAGACTAAGAATCTTGTAGATCAACCAAACTACAAACAACTATTCGATACTAGATTGATGGAGGACTCACAGGCCGCTGGTAAATGGAAAACAGAGCAAGGTGGTGAATACTTTGCAGCCGGTGTCGGTGGAGCAATTACAGGTCGTGGTGCTGATCTATTAATCATAGATGACCCACACAAAGAACAAGATATTAAAAAAGACAGTAAGTCATTCGAGAAAGCATGGAACTGGTATACATCAGGTCCACGTCAACGTTTGCAACCTGGTGGTAGAATAGTTTGTGTCATGACTCGTTGGTCAACAAAAGATTTGACTGGACAATTAATCAGGGCTCAGGGAGAAGAGAACTCTGATGAATGGGAAGTTGTAGAACTACCTGCCCTGCTTCCTGATGGAAATCCCGTGTGGCCAGAATACTGGACCAAGGACGAATTAGAAAAAACTAAAGCATCTATTCCTGTTAACAACTGGAACGCTCAGTATATGCAACAGCCAACAGCTGAAGAAGGTGCAATATTAAAACGAGATTGGTGGAGGGACTGGGAAAAGAAAGATCCACCACAATGTGATTTTATAATACAATCTTACGATACAGCTTTTCTTAAAAAAGAATCTGCTGACTTTAGTGCGATAACGACATGGGGAGTTTTCAAAGATGATGATGGTAGACAAAATATTATATTACTGAACGCTTTCAAAGATCGGTATGAGTTTCCAGAGCTTAGAAAAGCTGCTCATGAAGAGTACATATATTGGCGTCCTGACATGGTAATTGTAGAGGCTAAAGCTTCTGGTATACCACTGACGGCAGAGTTGAGAGATATGGGTATCCCAGTAATTAACTTTACGCCGAGCCGAGGAAATGATAAACATGCAAGAGTAAACTCTGTATCACCGCTCTTTGAGATGGGATTAGTATGGGCTCCTATGCACGAACATTTCGCTCAAGAAGTTGTGGAAGAGTGCGCATCATTTCCGTTTGGAGATCACGATGACTATGTCGACTCTACAACACAGGCAATTATGCGTATTAAACAAGGTGGCTTAGTTCGTAATAAAGACTCGTACGAAGACGAACCGTTACCCGATAGAAGTAGGTTAGAATATTATGGCTAGACGAGAAATATTAAATGCGATCCTTCAATCGTTTAAAAAATTAGGTGGGAACACTAATGAAGTCCTTGGAACTAAAACCAATGTAAGTTTTTTAGGTAAAGGTAAATCTCCAGAGTTGATGTTGGACATGGATATTAACGCAGATGTATTAGGTGTATTACCAAGATCAAAAGCAGTAGAAGAATTAACAAGTTCAGTAGGATATGCGGTCTCCGGCAAACTAAATGATATTCAAGCAAATCAATTATTAAAAAATATGAAGACAATGGAGAGTGTTTATTTTCCACCTGCAGCGCCAGCAAATATTACAGACCTTGCAACAAGAACTGGAGATTTAGATAAAGCTGGTTTAATGTCTTTGAGACAAGGAGGAGATCCAACAAAATATAAAGTTGGTGATCCAATTACTTCAGAAAATTTTGGAGCAACAGGACTTGCACCTAGTAAAGTAGATTTACCTGAAGGTGTTGATCCAAACTCTGAAATAGCTGCAAGTCTAAGATTAGAAGAAAAGGGTAAAAAGTTAGCAGACTCAATGTCTGATGCAGAAATAGAATTAAGAGGTAATTTTCCAAGAGCCTCTGATGAAGAAATACAAAGCATGCTTAGACTTAATATTAAAAATATAGATGATCTACCGCCTCCAGGTTCACGTGGTGGACCAGAAGATATCTCAGCTCCATTTTCAGGTGCAGGTTTAGAGGCAATCAAAAATGTTAAGGGCAGTAATCTAATTGTAGATGACATTGTAAATAAAATTTATTTAAACGCAGGTGTATCAGAAGCCGCTCAGCCAGTGGTTAGAGCTAATGCTAGAGAGTTTTTAAACAGAATAAAAGATTTAGAAGACCCGACTTTTCCGGGTGGCCCAACATTATCTAGTTTAATGGAAGCAGATGATTTTAAATTTATGACCGAAGGTGGTGGAGGAGGAATGGGCGATCCATTACTACTCGTACAAAAATATTTTGGGCCACGTGTTGCAACAGCAGTTGCAAAATTAGATGGACCGAATGAGATACAGCTATTTGCTGAGAGATTAGTTAGTGTTACAGACGATGCAGGTAGAACTATTACTGACAGAAAATTTAATCCAGAGACTGTTGACATAGATGATTTTGAATTTGCAGATGGTGGACGTGTGCCTTACATGGCTGGTATGTTAGTTCGTGGTGGTAAGATGGGTTATCAAGCTTTACGTAAATATGGTATCGAAGGTAGAGATATATCAAGATTGTTTGCAAGTTTAGGCACAGATAAAAGTTTAGTTGGTAAAGAGAAGACAGAATATTTTAGACAACTACATAAAGTATTAAGAAACCCAGATGCATTTCCAGATGAGATTATGGACATACAAAAACAACTTGGCCTAGACGTAGGACTTGGATTTAGAAACGGTGGTCTTGCCGGCATCCTGGAGGTGTAATGCTAGTTAGCACCAAAAAAAGTTTAAAAAAATTACAAGATCTTCTTAAAAAAGAACCACAACCTGTTTCAATGGAAAAAGCCACAAAGCTTTTTAAACAAGCTTTTCCTCAAATAGACGATCCGTATCGTGGTCTTTCAAAATACAGAGGTAAATACCCTTCTTATTTTAGAGGAATAAAGTTTGATTTAGTAACTAACGAAGGAGACAAAGTTAGAGATTATTTAAAAAGAATATCTAAAGATAAAAAAGAAATTATAACAAGTTCCACAAAAGTAAATAAAGGAGCTAAGACTAGTTTAGGTGTGTCTACAATAAATGATATTGTAAAAAAATTTAATCAACGAAACAATAAACAAATTTTACTTCGAGGTGGCACACAGTTTCAAGATAGTAAGTATGATGAGACCTATAAAAACTCTAAGAAGTTTAAAAAATTTTATGATGAGTCTTATGATACTCCATGGAGTAAAGCAGAAGCATATCAAAAAACTAATGCGTATAAATCTTTTTTAAAAAGAGGAGCAATAAAAATACCATCAAACTACACTTTAAATACTGAAGAGTTTATGAAAAAACTCGGTATTTCTAGTAAACCTACTTTAGATAGTTATGTCAGTAACCCTGATATGAACAGCACATCAAGATTTATAAAAGATAATTTTGATTTTAAGATAGGAGCTACAGAAGTTGGAGCTTTTGTAAAAGGTGCGGGAACTAAGCAACGTTATTGGAAAGATCCATCAGACACTGTACTTAGAAAATGGAAACGTTTTACTAACTCAAGAATCATGACAGCAAGCATGAGAGATAACATTAACAAGTTATATGTTAATGAAGATATTCAAGACATAATTTTTAAAAGTAAAAAATTACCTACGTTGTTTGAAGTTCAAGACGCTTTAGGAACAAAATCACCTGCAACGGCTGCAAACACAATGGCTTTACTTGCAAAAGTTTTAAAAGGAGATGAGTTTAGAGTGCCTTTTGAAAACATTCCAAAGAATGCGGTTGTTGGAAAAAGAATATTACAACAAATTGGAGACATTGGAAAAAGAAATCCTTACCGGGTTGCATTCTATCAAGCAGCTTTAGCAAATGTAGATCAAATATATAAGAACGCAGGTAATACAACTTTAACTTCATTTAAAGATAATTTTAGAGATGAAATGAGATCTTTGCTAAGTTTAAAAGGAAAAGAAAATATACCGTTTAGTGTTAATGAAGTTATTGGTGTTAGTACTGGAGAGATGAGAGGGCTACAACCATATTCTGCTTTTGTAGATGTTACTGCAAAAGGTATAAATGAGGGACCGCTTGCACAATACCAAGGTAGACTTTCAAAAGCTATTGGTCAAGTTCAAGAAAAACTTGCAAAAGGTGACGTTGTTGGTGCAGAAAAAATTGCAAATGATTTAGGTAAAAATGTTTCAACTTATAAAGGATTTAAAGATTTAACACCTGATCAAATAAATAAATTAGGTTTAGCAGAAATTAAAATTGGAACAGATATAGATCCTAAAATATATTCTCCTGAACAACTAGCGAGATACAAAGCAAGAGGATTAGATATTCAAAAATTAGCGGACCAAGAGGGTTTTTATATTGATACAAAAGGAAGAAGACCCTACTTTGAAGTTTCAACAGACGAATTAAAAAAAGTAGCAAAAAATTTATCTAAAAAAGAACAACTAGAAGTATGTAGTTTATTATCTGGTGGTGGACTTCCAGGTAATTGTGCAAAAGCAATAGATGAAAATCCTGTAAAATTTTCTCAGATTGTAAGTGAGTCACCTGCAACAACCACTGCTATGCAAAAATTAAAAACAGCAGCAACAGGATTTTTAAAATCAGGTGGTTTTAAAACATTTAGTGTAGCAGGACTTGCTGGTGGAGCTGCGGCTGCACTTGTAAAAGAATTTAGAAACGATGATCCAACAACTTATTTATCTAACGAAGATCAACAGAAAAGTATGTTGGTTGATATGGTAACACAGCCTATTTCAGAAGATATGACAAGACCAGATATTTTAGATTATCAACTACCAGCGGTAGGAGCATCACTTGCTGCATCAACAGCACTTGGTGCACCATCAACAATCAAAGCTAGTAGATCACGAGGACTAGGTGTTGAACAAAAAGGATTAATAAGAACTAGTGGAAGAGTGTTAGGTAGAGGACTTGGTATTGCAGCATCACCTGGAGTTCTAGCACCACTAGCTGCATTAGATATTACACGACAGGTATCTGAGGGTGACTCACTAGCAGATATTGCAACAGATCCTATCAATTACACATATCCACTATTTGCTGAACAAACAGATAGATTAACAAAAGGATTGCCTTCAACATTTAGAAAATTTGCTAGATTAGGCATGTCTAAACCAGCATTAAGATTACTATCAAGAGCAGGTATAGCTGGACTTGGTGCATCTTTAGCAATACAAGGAATAGGGTTATTAGATGACTAAAAAATTAACAACTACGATACCACCAAAAAGAGGACCTCATCCACAGGGGTTGAATGTCCTTGGAAAAAAGATTATAGTGGTGTCGAACTCGGAGAAAAATAATGTCAACAATAGACAAGTCTTTACCAAACGTAGAGCAGGAAATAAAATTACCTAGTGAAGAAGAACTTGTAGAAGCTTCTCAAGAAAATATTAAAGAACAAGTTGGACCAGAAGATATCCAAGTCGAACAAGATGAAGATGGTGGTGCTACAATTACTTTTGATCCAGAAGCTGTAAACCAGCCAGGTACAAACGAACATTTTGATAATTTAGCAGACCTATTACCTGATGATGTTTTGGGTAGATTAGGGTCTGATCTGTATGAAAACTACATGCAGTACAAAGCGTCTAGAAAAGATTGGGAAGACGGGTACACAAAAGGTTTAGACTTATTAGGATTTAAATATGAGAATAGATCACAACCGTTTACAAATGCAAGTGGTGCAACACACCCTGTATTAGCTGAAGCGGTAACAC